GAGCGCGAGCTTAACAAAGTGATAACCTCGAAAGAAGCGAATGCAGGACTCATGCGTGCCTGCGATAACCTAGAACGCGAGCTTGCCGAAGTAAAGATAGACCGTGACGAATGGAAATCAGTGTCGGAAGGGCGACTGCTTGGCTCGATAGACAAAGTAGCAAAACTTGAACGCGAGCTTAACGAGGTGACCAAGCAACGCGATACGTTGGCTGAGGCGTTGGAGTTCTTAGAAAGAACTGCTGGTCAGTCTACATTGTGGGATGACCCAGCTAGGCACAATGCTAGAAAAGCCCTAGCAGCCATGAAAGGAGGCAGCGATGAATGAATGTAACGACCCAGACCACAGCGCGATAAACGCTGAGAGACAAGAGACAATAGGCTTGCGTAGAGCGTGGATAGAACTTGACGATAAAAGACAATACCTAGAGAAGCAATTGCGTGAAGTCACCAATCAGCGCGATGCGTTGGCTGATGCATTAAAATCTCTTTGCAGAGCAATTATAAGCGAGGAGACGATTGACATTACAGATTTGTTTGAACAGTCACGAGCAGCCATTGCAGCTGTAGAAGGAGGGAGCCATGAATGAACGCGCCTTGGAACTAGCGACCGCGCTGGAGGCTGAGCTGCTGGCTCAATGCGACAAACTGGAGGCGACAATGCAGCGACCAGAGTTCGCATCGTTTCCAATCGACGAACGCGCCCAAATCGAGCGCAAACACGCAGAAATCAGTGGGTTATTGACTCAAGCGGATTTCATCAAGTATCAAATTTCGAGATTATGACACCAGAAAAACAACTATCGGAATCCCTGCTTGCTGCGTGCAAAGCGGCGGGGATTGAATCGCCCAGGTATATCGCGCAGAATGCGAACGGTAAAGTGATCCACCACAATGAGAGTCCAACGAGACAAGGGTGGACTCACATTTGGGGGAATGGCGGATCTCCTAAGCGGTTAAACCACCCACCATACGCCGACGACTGGAAAGAGAGCTTGATGGAGTGGGTTGATCATATTGCTGATGCTAGCAAAAAGATTAACAGATACACTGTCGAACCACACGGCAAAGGCTATGCCATCTACTTAGGACGTGACAACAAACACCACGGCGCGAACTTGGCGCACCTTAGCGAGTGCTCTCCAGCGTTTGCTGATCAAGTTCAGGCGTTGCTAAATGGTAGCTACACGCCACAAGTAAATCAATCAAGCTTAGCTGACGCAATGCTAGCAGCGAGAAAAGAGGGCGGCGATGACTAACAAACAAAAGCAATCGCGAGTATCTCATCTTTTCCGCAAGCGCAGGAGCTTCTGGTGGGTATTGCTAGCCAATCGGAACCCCGCATGGGAGAGAGCCTACGAAGTATCGTGGGACGGTATGGCGCGACGACATAAACAAAAACAAATCAACAATCAATAAAAAACATGAACGAACTAATCGACAAAACAAGACAATGGTTTCACGACAAGGGGATCATCGCGAACAGCAATCCGCTCAAACAATTAGAGAAAACACAGGAAGAGCTTACTGAGACGCGAGACGCTGCGGTCAAGTTGAAATACCTAGGCGCGATTGTGGAATTACAATCTGGCGTTGGTGTTGACGAATGTCTTGATCTTCTCAACGAAATCAAAGACGGCATCGGCGACACAGTGGTCACACTCATCGGAGTCTGCGAAATGTATGGTTTTACACTTGAGGAATGTCTTCAGATGGCTTACGATACAATCAGCAAGCGCAACGGCAAAATGATCGACGGCATTTTCGTGAAATCAAACTAATCTCCAACTAATAAACAACATGCAAATACTAAAAGCAAACATCGGACTACAGAAAATCGAAGGCGTGAAAGTTTTCGACACAAAAACAGGCGAGAAATTCGTCGCAATCCCAGTAAAAGCAGCGAACATCTTTGTCTCTGACAAGGGTGGGATTTACCTGAATTGCGACATTCTTGAAAACAAGAAAGGCGAGGATCAGTATGGGAATACCCACATGATTACACTCGACATCGGCAAGGATCGACGTAGCGCAGGTGAAAAAGGCGTAATCCTCGGCAACTGCAAAACGCTTACGATTGGTCAATCTCAGAAGTTGAAAGATGACCAAGAGGACGATATCCCCTTTTAGACACTTTACACACCTTCCTCGCCCAGCATTGGCTGACGCGAAGAAAACCCCCTGCCGCATCGTTCAGGCGCGGCGGGGCAACAACTCTCAAGAACACACAATATGACACCGATAAAACTACTACACATCCTTCGCAAGATAGATTGCGAGGCGAAACCAAGAAAAGAGCTTCCACCGTTCATCCTGCACCACAAGATTTCCCGCGCTATTTTTTTGCTGGAATTACTAAAATACGACACTCCAGTAAGAACCGCGCAGATACCAGAGGATTCACGAATGATCGTTGATTACCGATTCACAAAGCGATGGGAGGACGCTGGTGAATACATCATTCAAGGTTGCCAGCAACGTGCCAAATACTCACCGCAAACGGTCTATACATACATCCTAACCGACAAGGGGCGTGATGAGGCAAAAAAGATTGAGGCGAATTTGCAGCAAATGATTGATAACGTATCGAACAAAAACAGAAAGATTGCTTAATATGAACACACAACCAAGCACAACAAAGAAGATAGAAGCATGGCTTCTCAGAGGACACAAGATAACACCACTGCAAGCACTCCAGAAATGGGGATGCATGAGACTGGCGGCACGGATTGCAGAACTCCGCAACAAGGGTATTGCTATCAGCACTACTAAGGTGAAATCCAACGGTAAAACCTACGCACAATATAAAGCCCTATGAAAAAGAGAGCTAAGAGAGCGAGCGATGAAGGGTTCAGTATGATTTGCGGCAGACCGAGACACAAGCCGTGGGAGCAAAAGGCTACGATTGTCCTGCGCTTGTCACAGGAAACATATCAGCGTATCAGGCGGTTATCGTCGCACAGGAGGTGCAGCGTAAGCCAGGCGGCAGAGTTACTCATGCGCACGGAGGAATCTGAGAGGATCGAGCCGACAATGCCGATTGACTACTCATTCCTAGAAAAGAAAGGCAACAGCTACACAGTATTAGACATTCTTAATTTACCATGAACACACTAAGAGGATTTCCCAAACGATACGAGGATGCCCCGCCAGCGACAGGTGACGGATGGTTGGCAAACTATGCCAAAGCACTCGCCACAACCGATTCTGGGGGCATTACGATCCTTTACGGAGGATATGGCACAGGCAAGACACGCATGGCTTGGGAGGTGGCTAGGGCGCATAAGTCCAAGCGTCCAACAATCAGTAATGGTGGCATTGGATGGACGACAAGCACGAAGAAACGCCCGATGGTTTACACCACAGCGGTGAACTTGTTCTCAACGATCAAATCCACTTATACTTCTGGATCTGGCAAATCAGAAAAGGAAGTTGTATCGGATTACTGCGAAGCTGCACTGCTGGTGATAGATGAAGTCCAGGAGCGTGGGGAAACACAATACGAGGATAGACAGCTAACCGCTATCATTGATGCGAGATACGCCGCAGATATGCCGACGATCCTGATTTCCAACTATACATGGGAGAGATTAGCATCTACGCTATCTCCAGCTGTGATTGATCGGATCGAGGAGAACGGGGCGAAACTACTATTCAACTGGGAATCATTTAGAACCAAAACAAAATGAATACACTACCAAATGACGTTGCCCGATGCAAGGGTGTGGGATTCGATGAGGACGGAACATGGGACTGGCGCGAAGGATGCGAGACATGCCTGCGCAGGACAGCACCGAGAAATGGAGTGCATTTTTTTATTGATCCGCCCGAAATCGTCGCTTTCGAGTGCGAATACCTTATTGAACCAACCAAGATAAAACCATGAAATACAAAGAACGAATCACACAAATGACTATAACACAAGTTGATGAACCCCTGCTTTCAGAGACGGCGACAATAATTACTATTGAAGACGATGGGGTAGGTGAATATCTTTCGATCTTCCAACCAACAGGAAGCGGAAAAGACGCAATCAATATTGATCCCGATGAATGGGTGGTAATGAGATTAACTATTGATCGAATGTTTGCAGATATTAAAGAAAATGAAAACAATGAACACACAACTAAATGAGCTACACTTATTTGCAGGAGCAGGGGGAGGCATCCTTGGCGGGATGCTTTGCGGACATACCACAGTATGTGCTGTCGAGATTGAACCTTATTGCCGAAAAGTCTTACTCCAAAGACAGCGAGACGGAATCTTGCCAAAGTTCCCAATCTGGGATGATGTGCGAACCTTTGACGGCAGACCATGGAGAGGAAAAGTTGACGTTATTTGTGGAGGATTCCCATGCCAAGACATTAGTTGCGCAGGAAAAGGAGCAGGAATTGAAGGGGAAAGAAGCAGTATGTGGAAGTACATGGCGAGAATCATCGGTGAAGTTCGACCTAGATACGCTTTCGTGGAAAACTCACCGATGCTTGTGGGAAGAGGACTTAGCACCGTCCTCGCTGATCTTGCCGAAATGGGGTATGATGCAAAGTGGGGAATTGTGGGAGCGCATCACGTCTCCGCTCCACACAGACGAGATAGAATCTGGATTCTTGCTACCTACTCCAACGTGCGCCGATGCAACGATGGGAGCGATTCTGAACGACAATACGAAGCTAATTATGCTCAAGTCGGGCAAACTGCGGAAGATCAGCAATCAGGGAGTATCTGGCAGCATTGGACTAGCAAGAACGGTTGCTATGTATCCAACCCCATCAGCGAACGAGGATGCAGCAGGGACTCCAAATGGCAAGATGCAGAAGATGCTAGGGAACTCACCACTAATTCGGGGGACAACACCAGAAGAGTGGAATGGTGGGACTCTGAACCCAACGTGGGTCGAGTGGCTAATGGGGTGGCCTCTAGAGTGGACAGACTTAAAGCCATTGGCAATGGGCAAGTATCAATCTGCGCAGCAAAAGCCTGGGAAATACTTTCGGAAATGGCTTGACTCTTTTGGTTGAATATTGGAAACTGACTCATGACTTGTTCCAAACAAAAAAGCAGAGAGAGATACAAAAAATGGTATGAAGCAAACAAAGAAAAAGCTAGAGCAGACAAAGCAGCAAATATGCGTAGATACAGAAAAGAAAATCCAGAAAAGCATCGCGAGCAATCAAGGACTGCAAAAAAATTGTTGAGAGAAAAACTTAGAGAAATCTATGGGATTACTTGCGTTTTATGTGGTTTTGCTGATTTACGAGCGTTAACATTGGATCACGTTTTGAAAAATGGATCAATTGAAAGAGCTGAACTAGGAGAGCGAGGAGTTTATTTGCGAGCATTAAAGCCAGAGCATAAACACGAATACAGATGCCTTTGCATGAATTGCCAATTTATAGTAAGATCATAACCAGCAGTGGCTGCACTCGCATGGAATATCCTAAAACTCTAGTTATCTGCTTGCTTATAGACATTGACATATCGCCCCTTGATTAACATCTTGCGACATGTCAACTCCCCCTTTTCATGCATCCTTTTCACCCTGTTTCTGATGGGGTGATAAGGACCTCCTAGTTTTGCGACAACCATCTCGACTGTAAATTCATCTGGATGCATTTCTATTTGATTGAATTGCTCCAGAATCCAATCCATGCCACTTACTTTTGGTATGCTCTTTGCCATTATGGTATGTATTTGCGTTGATGGAATAGTGGAAGGTCGCCCTTATCGGTCGTTCTTGCGTCTAGGATGATGCAGGACGGCTCCGAGATAGCATCGGGGACTACTTTGTAGCCGTGACGGGTAAGACCCTGCCACGCGCCTGTTATGAGCGATGCTTGGTTGCCGTCCGTCCAGATACCGTGACGGTGACGGTGCGCCCGACAGATGACAGATGGCACACGTCTGCCTACTCTAGCACGGGTATGGGTGATGACACCGAGGGCAATGCTGTGCGCTCCTGCTTCCAGATACGGGCGGGATGTTGCAGAGATGTGGTGGGCAAAATTGATTAGCGTTCCGTTAATCTCGATGTCTAGGTTATCCCATGCGTTTTGACCATTCTCAGGATTCTTAGATGCGCCTAGTGCTTTACCAAGACGGATCTCGTCATTGCGAGTATGGCACTCAGTTCCTTTGATAATGTGGACACCTGATGCCTTACTCGCCACTGGCTCTAGGATCTCCATGACGGCAGCGGATTGATCTCCGATGTCTGCACTCATAACTTGAGTAGTGCGATGGTGCAGCCCCTCTACTAAGTCACCATTGATGACTAGCTCGTATGGCTCATCGCCCACGATTTTAGATACCCACTGATGGCAGTCTTGCCAGCAAGCCCATAGCCATTTCTGGAACGGGTTTTGACCGATGGGAAATCCTTCATTGGACACGAAGTTAGCTGGCCACAGCCCCACGACAGAACCAATATGCAGGTCTGACAGTAGAACGATGATTTTAGACTTGCTTTTTATTGGCTTCATTTGCGTATAATGTTTCTCAAACTGGACATTATTGCCCCTTTTTGCGTAGAATATTGCTCAGATTGTAAAGCGGATGCGTGAGCGGATCTTGGAAAGGTGCCGAGATTTCAGATAAACCCCACCTCCCTCTCTCGATCCTGCTGCGTCAGTGTTTCCTTCAGCTACTTTGACGTTGCCATCATCATCAGGAGATGATACAGCAATGCCGATATGGGAGAACGTAAAGACTACGATGTCGCCAGGGAGAATGTCACCACCATGCGGTTTCTTCGTATTAGTCGTCCTATCCTGTTCAAGTGACCAGTTCTCAAAGTCCCATGCGCCAGCGGTGCGAGGACGCTTAAATGTCTTGGTCTGTTTGACTCCAGCGGATGCCATAGCTTCCCGCACTACCCAGCAAACGAAAGCAGCGCACCATGCCCATCCTTTCTTGGGGTTAAGCCATGTCGCCGCCTTGTATTGGTCAACTCGCTCGCCACAGTTCGTATTGGCAATCTCCCGAACGCCGACTTCCGCCTTGGCGATGCGAATGATTTCCTTCACGAATGTAGTCATAGCTTCTTGATGATTTGCCATAGGCTTAGTAATCCTACAATCAAGCCGACTAATAAACCGCTGATGCGGAGTCCATACTCAACTTGCTCTTGTAGAGATGTAATGACACCAAGAAGCGGTGCAATCGTGCCAATAGTGCTATGACCAATGTCCTTCACTTTTATTAAGCTTAGGATTTTCAATTTATTTTGCGTCAGCAGCTTTGATTAGCCCGACACCAGCAACTACAGCAGCAAACGCTGCGGCGAAGTCTGGAGCTTCACCAGAGATGAACTGGATAGCTACGTTGGAAATAGTTGCTACGATTGTCAGAATGCCTAATACGGTAGTTTTCATAATTATTATTTTGGTTGTATCATGCCCACCAAATGTTGGGGACATCATCGGAGATTGGTCTTGGGGTGTCAGAGGTAGATGTCCAGAAAATAAACTGCTCGCCTCCTTCGGGAATCGGGATGCCTGCAATGTCACGGAAAAGAACCCACCAATCTGAGCTATTATGCTCGCCAATGACGCACAAAGCGTGTGTATGGCTTGCGAGTGACGATTGTGGCTCTCCATTCTCATCAGTAGATGTGAAGCCATTAGTTATACCAAATTGAACGGCTATCTCTTTGCTGGGAAATTTCAAGATGTAGTCGATCATAATGTTAGGGATTGGAGTTTTGCGTCTGGTAGGCGTTTCTTATAGTAGCGGATAGCGGCTATGTGGCCGTTATGAGGAGCACTGCCAAGAGACTGACTGCCAATGTTGAGAGTGGTTAGATTTGACGGGACTGTAACGGTTATATCCGCCGTTCCTAGAGCTCCATTAAACGCAGCTCTAGCATCGTTTGTAGCATAAGACCCAGCGGTTTTATTGAATGATCCATCGGCAATAGTTGCGCTAATAATTTGCGCTGTATATGCCCCACCACTAGCAACATCAAATCTCATATATAGTGGTGATGGGTTTCTAAAAATTGCGATCTGATTGGAATTTGCTCCAGATGACGCCATGACTGGATAACCTCTTGTGACACCACTAGCAAATAACGTCCCCTCACTAGGATTCCAGAACCCCGTAAAATCACTCCCAGTAATACTGCACACATCCGCGCTGCGGGTCAGGGCTGCTGTGGTAGTCGGGATGTAGCTGGTGGGGAATGAGCCTGCTTCTAGTTGTGCGCCCCATAGGAAGATTCCGTGATTATCCGCCCCTAGATAGGCGGTGAAAAGTGTGCTAGTTGACGCTGGCACAATCCCAACAGTAATTGTTCCACTGGCGGTTGCGCTCGCTTGGGCAACAATGGAGCAACGATACCATCCGTTACCCATCGCCGTGATTGCGGAGCTGGTCGCTGTTCCAGATCCTATTGTCCCGTTTGAAAGGTCAAAGTTTTGATATGCTGATGTAAAGTTGGCACTTGCTGTAATTTGCAAGAACGACCGCTCTGCCGCCTTGGCGTAAACGGAAAGAGTATAAGTTGTCCCACTGACAACGGAAACATTCTTCACTGATATTTTTCGAGAAACACCAGCAGAAGCTAACTCAGTAATTTTCTCCGCTGTCGTATTACCATTGGGGGAAGTGGTGGCGTTATTAACCCATAAAATCCTATTTGAGTCCTCACTCCAGCCGTTGGCAACGGACATATCCTCAGAGTAGGTTATGATATTCGTTCTGCTCTCTTCAATAAGAAGCCCCTTGCAAGCAAGCGTGACAGGATTGTGGTCGAAGCGTGGTGTATTGATTGCCGCACTCTGGATCAGCCCATTGCTTCCGACAAACGTAGCAGTAGATGCTCGGGTAAACGTAGGAGTTGGACCTTTGCGAGCCGTTAGTGTTTTATCAGCGGCAAACTGGAGGTCAAGAGCTAACCCGTCAGGATTCAAAGCTCCACCTCTACTAAGCATATTTCCAAGTGAGTAATTCATCAGTAGCGCATTTGCATGTTAGCGTTAGTAAAGATACGGTTAGCAACCATCTGTAAAGTATGTTGTTCGTCAATGCGAATCATTTCCTCTTGGAGCAGCATGTCTGCTTCTTGATCTGCCATCACAGCTTTCTCTTGCTGTCCTTCCGCACGGAGATAATCAGCGTAAGTGCCATGTGCCATGTATTGAAACCATTCAGCAGGAATTTGCGTGGATTCTCCTTGTGCATCTCCGAATGTATCGGTGAACTGCCGCTTGTATGTCACATAGGCTTCCGTAGGATTCAAATCCCCAGCGACTAACGTGGCACCTTCAGCGGTAACCATGATGTCGTATTCCTGCACTGACCGATTAAGCCATGGTGCTTGTTTGTGAATACGCAGGTATGTGTCAATAGAGTCTTTATCAGTCTCAGTATATGGGACAACACTACCCACCACTGCTCTCTCTTCCCCGATTTTAAGGAAGCGAGGCCAGTAGTTTGTTGAACGAAATGCTCTTAATGCTCGGCGATTAATCAGTGCTTTGATTCGCCCAAGTTCAAGAGTAGCAAATACAACCCCGCTTAATGCTTGGATGAGAGAAAGTAGCTCGGCGTAGGTTCTAGTTTGCATTAAATGTTACCTGCTTTCAGGTGTGATTGTGATTTGAAAAAGTCACGAACGAATTGACGGTCATCCCAGCATTCGCTCCCGTATTTGTTTGCAAGTAGTAAATACTCACGCTGCGGAATAGATCCAACAGGCTTGCCAGCAATGGATTTCACTTCACGCATTTTTCTCGCTTCTGCCGCTGCTTCAATTTCCCTGCGTTTCTCTAAGCTCTCTACGAACTTACGACCTGAGCAAAGCTCACGAACTAGGGCAGCGTTAATTTCTTCGTTAGCAAACATAAGTAAGAAAGGGGAGAGAGATTTTACCCTCCCCCCCCAGTTATGGATTAGGCGTTGGAGAAGGCAGCACCAGGATCAAGGATCGTCATTGCGACAACCCACTCACCAGTTGCAACACCAGCAGCAGTGAGCGTTCCAGCAACACGAACCTGAATTGGAACCGCAGACGTTGTTGCGTTTGCAACATATCCAGCAGCGGTGTTTACCAATACCGATCCAGTATTGAAGCCCAAGACGAACGCACCACTGGTAGCGTCAATGTCAGTCGTTGCAATCATGTTGGTGGAAGTTCCAGCAACAGAACCAACACTGAAGGTTACATCAGTAGATGTTCCAGAAAACGCAACAGGCTCATAGAGTGCCACGTTGGTCACGATTCCACCAGCAGGAATCTGAGCAATCACCCGCTCACTTGAAGTGAGGAAGGATGAGTTGATTAGATCTGCGGCAGTGAATTTGAAGTAGTGAGTAAACCCACGGGATTCATTGTTAGCTAATTGAGGCATAATATATTTTGTTCTTGGTTAGGATTAGTAAGCGATTTTGCCGTGGGCTTGTGGGTGTTTAACGCACAGAGTTCCTGCAACGTCGATGAATCCACGCTCGCCACCACCTTGGTTCTCAAGGCGAGTAGCACCCATTGGGATAAGGGTGTTGAAGCCAAGATACTTCGGATTGAGGACGTAGCCAACATTGGTGCTACCAGTTGGCATACAGCTTGGGTTGCCGTTGACAATCTTCACAAGACCGAAGTCGGAGTCATACAAGTTCACCGAAAGGGTGATTTGCTTGCTCGTAGCGTCTTGGTTGACGTGGTAAGTAACACCAGCGGAAGCAGGAGTTGCACGGGTGAAGTTGCTGATGAGCTGGCGAAGTGCTACGTTAGCGACAAGCGTCAAGCTATTCATCTCGCCGTTCTTGGCGAAGATCGAACCAACAATGCTGTTGAACGAACTCTCCGAAAGAGTGCCAGTCGTGAAAAGCGAACCAGAAGGAGTGCGATAATCAGAAGGAACTGGGTTAGTTGCTTGAGCAGTTGACTGAATCCACTTGCCAAGACCACGCATTCCGTAAGGAGTTCCAGCACCGTTTTCAACAGTCATCTCGTTATCGGAGGCAATAGTTGCTTCGATGTCGCGTTTAATTTCACGCATCGACTTAGCTTCGGCTTGTGCTACGTTAGCAGGACCAACGCTAGTTACAGCTTGTTGCAGATTCGATACAATGTAATCACGGCGCATCAGTTGGATGTAGTTACCAAGGCGAGCGCGGTTAGCAAACTTGTCGCTGAACGAGGTCACATCGGAACCTTCACTGATACCAGTCGTTGCTGGAGCAGCCAAGGAATCAACAGTCCACTCGGAATAAGTAGCACTTGCTTTACCTTTGCTGCAAAGCGAAAGGATAGGAGTTTCTTCTGGAGCAAGGATAGCAAGTTCGTTGCTAAGATCCTCGCGGTTGGACACGGCGGAACCCTGACCTGCTTTTGCGGTAGGGGCGGATGGTTGATAAGTATTTGAGATAGGCATAGTCTTAGTTGGTTGAAATTATTTGTATTTAGCAATTCGTGCAGCAACCCATTCTTCTGGACTTCCGCTCTTTTCAAAGCGAGTATAAGCATCGGCAACTTTGCTCTTCGGGGATGTCGAGGACTTCGCGGCTCCTGCTCCAAATGGGGAAGATGATGGACTGACTTTCAGTCTATTCCCCACCGCAGGTTGCTTCTTGATCCTCGTTCCTCCGTTGATGGAGTTGGCGGCATGTGCCAGAATGTATTCGATTTGGTAGCCAATTTCAGGAACTTGTTTGCGTAGCTTTTCGATAAGCGGGTCAGACACTAAACTTCGGAATTGTTTCCCTACGACTGAGGTTTCATCCTTAATGTCGGGAACTTCTTCTTCTGCCGCTGCGATGTATTGACCTTTCAACTGTTCCAGTTGGGCGATCTGCTGGAGATGCGCTTGCTGGGCAGGCAAGAATTTAGTCAACGCTTCGCGGGAGTTGCGGTTAGCTTTACGAATCTGCTGTTTGGTGAACTCCTTGTCTCCAACTAAGATTATATCTTCGGCGCGATAATCTTCGTATTCCTCAAGTAATTCATCTGTTGTTTCAAGGGTTCGCTCAAGTTCTTGATACTTCGCTTTCAAGTCATCAAATGACTGGATTTCACGAAATGGATTCTCGTCTTGAGGGACTTCCTTGACTGCTGGTTGAGATTGAATCTTTTCCTCTAAGGCTTTCTTCTGAGCGGTTAGCTCGCCAATGCGTTGCAGCAATCGGCTCTTACCTTTTTTGGCTAAGGATTGAATCTGTTCAGCCGTCAACGACAGTAGATCAATTTCACTTTCCTGCTCCTCCTCTTCCTCTTCGGCTTCTTCCTCGGCTTCGGCTTCCTCTACTTCAGCGGAAATTTCTTCCTCCTCGGCTTCGGGTGCTTCTTCTTCGGGTTGCTCCTCAGATTCAGGTTCGGGATTATGTCTTGCCGTTCTCTGAGCTACAAGCTCTTCAAATGACATGTTTGACACTGATTCAATAGCTTCAGCGGTAGCTTCTGGATTACTCATATTAGGAACGCCATTTACGCTCGGCGGTGCGATTCGCGAGGACGTTAACGCAAAAGTAGTGCATTTGTCAATAGTAAACATTTGCAATCATGTTTTTTATGCAAAATAAAACCCGTAGAGGGTTTAATCTCTACGGGTCTATGAACACAAGAGCTGAAAACAAAACAGCGAGGAAATAAAAGCAGAACGTGGACGGATGTCAACCTTCTTTTTTCAGAAGAATTAAAAGCTCGTCTAGAGTAGAAACACTGCCGACGATTTTCATAACCTCGTTTGGCTCTACGCATTGGCGCAAGTCACCAAAGAAACGCTCACGCTCATCTCGGATGAATTGGATGATTGCTTTGAACTCGTCGCGGTCGGATAGAGCTTCAACAGCTTGAACAATAGTTGGCTTGGGTAGTGGTGTCATTTGAATGGACTAAGTTTTTTATCTAATCTAAGTTTAGCATGTTGAATTGCTTTCTGCATAATAGCTTCTGGAATTGGCTTCTTATTTGGAATAATATCATTTTGCATCAACGTAATTTCATCCTTGCTTAGTGTAGGAACAAGTGTTGGAAAGTCAATTTGTTTTCCATTAACTTGCACGGCTTTACTTTGCGTAGAATATTCTGTAGCAACTGATCCATCTGGAAGTTTTATTTCTCCAAGAAATCCTGTATTTTTCTTAGATCCATCTGGACGCTTGCCATAATCCTTCTTTAATATTAACGGCAAACCTGTTATTGGGTATGGCATAGAATTGCTTTATTATTTTCTTGCTTTCTTTTTAGGCATCTTGCCCATCTTGATTTCAATTTCAACGTAACCTTTGCCTTTGCCTTTACGTTCCATCTTTTCGCGATCATTGCCGCATGATTTAGTTTTCTTCATAGAGTTATTTCATTGATTTACTTCCGCTGCATTTCCATTTTTTGCGGGATAGGTTATTCGGTGAATTAGGATCACTGCGCCAGTTGCCTTTAATAGCATTAGATCGAGCGCAATAGGCATCGCCTTTGGCAGTGCCAGGACGAATGCGATCACCACCGTCTGCGGCTTTACCTGCTTGCCCATACTTGATGGTTTTCTTACGACCAGTAGCTGGGTTTGTGATTACTTTCTTAAATCTCTTTTCCATGATTATGCTTATTTATACAGGCTTATACACATTTTGGAGTATAATTGTGGTTAGCGTTTCTCACTTTTTCTTGGCGGTTTTAGCTGATTCGCGGAAGTCTTTTGCAGTTGGTGCTTTCTTGCTGCCAACTTTATTCATTTTCTCTCCGCTACCTGCTGCGATACGTTTGCGTTTCGCTGCGATGTTACTGTATAGTCCTTGTTTCATTGTTATTGTTTAGGTTGTTGATGTTCAGACTTCAAGTTATTTAACTGTGATTCAATATTGCAAGATTCTTTATACATTGCCCAAGCCACTTTTTCCCAATCAACATCCCATACTGGACTGCCATCTTCGTTTCGTTGCGCTAAATCCCAAGCTTTCCACGTTTGAGGATTGAGATTTACACCATTTGTGAACCATGATAATGACATCTTTTGCGTTCCGTTATTGTTCCATTCCTTGAGTTGTCATTCCACCCATTTCAGCAGGTGCTGTTCCAATGCGTCCAATCTCGGCGTTCTGAGCCTGTTGTAGCTGGAATTGATACTGCCCCATATACTTCTGCAAGCGAGCAGCAAAAGCCTCGTCTTGCTGAGCTCTAGCTGCAACATCGGGTTGCTGAACGTAAGCCTGAACCATCTGCATGGCAATTTGCGCTCCGTTTGGTTGTGCGGGAACTTCGATGCCAGAGAAGATCTTGGAAAGATCATCGGTGACGTTTTTCGCGATCTTCTGTTGTGCCTCCTCCACTGGTTGCAGGACGTAGTCAGCAAAGATTGGATTGATAGAAGATGCTGCGAACTCCAGTAGTTTGTTTACATCGAGAATGCCATTGCGATCCAGTTGGACAAGAGATACCATATTCTTCAACTGAGTCTCTGCTGTTTCTGGATCACTTGCCAAGGAGTCAAACGATACCATAATTGAATAGTTCTCATCTGGACTACCCTTGGTCATCACTTGTGGATTGGGATTCCCTGTAACTTGGAAGAAGATTTCATCAGGTCCCATACGTTGATACAGCTTCCATGCCATTGTGAGAACGTCTTTAACGTGGTCTAGGAACTTGCCGATATAATACTGTTGGCGTGCCGATGATAGAGGATTTGTAAGATCAAGTCCAATAGCACGGTCTGCTTGTCCACGCATGGAAAGCTCGCTTTCTACTGAGCCGTCATCCCGTGGGGGAATAGGACCGAATGCAATTTCACCTAATCGGCGATACGGCACTCTACGTCCAGGACCCCAATCGGATGGTGGGCGACCAGCAGGGTGCATAATCGGAGGCAATGTTGCCAAAGACGCACGGTCGATACGACTGTCACGTTCTGTCTTAATTTGCATCTGAGGACCACGGAGAATGTCAGAGAATGTCTGCACTTCATACATCCGCTTCTGGTCGTTAGCTAACCGAGTTACCACAAATGGATAGTCGTCGTAACCGTTGAGAAGTTCATGCTTGGCATAGCCATCTGTCTGCGGATGGAACACTGTGCAGTAAATACCCTCAGAACCATCATCCTCGTCAATTAAACGTTGATACGCATAAACTACCATGACAAGATCGTTGTCGTCAGTGATTGGCAAGCGAGTCTGAGTCTTTACTTTCTCGCCATCAAGATACATGGAGTCTTTACCACGAAGTGTTTCAATAGCGTTATCTACCCATTTACGATCCCATCCTTCGTTTGCCACCTTTTTCTCAAGCTCTTGAGCTGTGAGGAATGTTCGCCAGAACATGTATGGTGCGCGTTGTGGATCTGAGATGTAAGATGGATACATCACCTCTCCATCGGGAGCGCAAGCATAAACTACAGGGCAGTCAACAGTTTGGCGTGATAGCGGGATTTCAGCAACACCCATCTTGCGTAGGTCTTTGATTGCCTTCTTAGCTCGCTTAGTAGATAGGTCAGGAAATGAGTCTTGAAGCAACTCAATCAACATATCGTCGTCTTGCTCACTTAGAATCAACTCAACAAGATCAGGTGATGCTTGCTGAATTTGCTCAAGACTAACGCTTTGTAAGTAAGTGCGTTTCTCACGGTTCCAACCAACGTAGGTAACCATGATGCCTTTCTCCATGAGGTAGTTGCCACCAAGTTCCATCTGACGCTTGAAGTCGGGGATGTAGGATGCTCGCATCCATTTTAGGAAGCCAGAAACCACCGCTGCTTTTGGCATTGCTGCCATAGACGTTGGGAACGCTTTGATGTGAGAGCGAGACAACGCTTGGTCAAACAACGCAACATACATGTCAATACGCTCACCGACTACGTTTACCTCTTGGTCGGATGCGCCTTGCCACGGAAAAGCATTAGCTCCGTTCTTGCGTAGGTCATCCGACTTGCCATCCCAGATGTTTCTGCGGTCGTTGTAAGAACGTAGGCAGGATTCAAAATAGTAATCTAGATCAACTAGGCAGGTATCATAAGCATTAGATAATGCACCAATATCAGGCTTCTTGTCTAAATAAACAAGGGACTCATCTTCAATTTGTTGAATGTCATTCATGCTGTATATTGGTAGTAATCTTCAGGTTCGGAATTGACGAGAATAACATTAACTTGCTTTCCTAGCAAGCCTTTTGATATTTGAGCGGGACATTTTACGTTAACGCTGAATCCGTCGATCCGCGCTTTTAGCCATGTCGGGTTATTGCAAACTCCTACAATCAACGCTTTTAATGGCGATTCTTGTATGTCTTGCATAATTTCTTCAACAACCTTAGCGGGTCGCCCTCGTTTCTTTGCTTCTTTTTTGGTATTCATATTAGTAACCTCCACCTCCTTGGATTGTGGCTAAACTTACGGAACTGTCAACATGATCTATTCCTGAGATTGCAGCATAGCGTAAAACATCTATTGGATCTTTGTGAGCTTCCTTTAATCCGCCATCTCCCGTGTATTCTGACAATGCTTGGATGATATTCTCGCAATCGGAACTGATGTAGAAATGTGGACGATTGATAGCGTCTAATGGCTTGCTTGTGTCCCATGCCATTTTCCCAATCAATGCCTGTAATCCGTCATCAATATCAAGTCCAGGCGCTGGGATGCAAACCATGCCAGCATCGTTCAAATCTTCGATAATGGAAGATGATCCATCCTGCACTTGATACTTTGCAGCACCAAGGCGCGGGTCAATCAATCGTTCAAAGATTTCTTCTTCACCTTCCATTTCTTCGATAAGCTCAACGTAGTCGCGAATGCCGAATCCTTGCCCCTTAGCTCCCTCTCCAGGCATCCACTTACCACCGCGCCATTCAGCCCAGTCACCAACATCCACGCTAGGCCATTCGCGATAAACCCACATTGTTCCAGTCTCATCCACTGCAATCCAGCACATGAACCAGTTCTTAGATCCAGCAGGGTCGATAACATGATACTTGGTGATGTTGTTTCTAGGAATCTTATCAGGCTCTACCACGTTCACGATCTTGTTGAATTTCGGGAACTTTGTAGCATGCGACTTCATCGGCACACCATAGGCACGAATAAGGATTTCCTCCCGTGTTCTCCCTTTCAGCGTTTCCTTAATGCGATCATATCCACCGAAGGCATTGTCTTGCGAGTGGAAGTAATGCACGGAAGCATTTAGCTTCTTTGATCTTTGAACGTAAGGAACAAGCTCGTTATTAAGCAGTTCTGCTTCTCGGCTTTCGATAGTTGTTGCGCCATCAAGATACTCCTTGATAACCTCAGTCCACCCGTCAATCGGCGTAAACGTAACAAGCATCTTGGAGTTCCGAGTAGCAAGACGGAATCGCATGGTATTTATCAACTCTGGACCAAGAAGATATTCGTCGAGCCATACGCCAATGTTGTGCCAGACTGGATTGCGAGAGCCAAGTTCAGCACCTTCCAAAATCGTAGGGTTATTTTGATATTGTGAATATGTCTTGAATATGATCTGCGAACCGTTAGGGAGAATTAGCGATGAATCTGTAAATCCAGTTTTTTTCTTGTATGAAATATAAGCATTTGCGCTTGTGTATTTCGTCTTGAGATACTCAGGAAGCCATGCCCATACAGCACTTTGTTGCTGACGGATAGACACTTCGGACGTTTGCGCGAAGCAGAATATCTCAGAGTTGGGATTTTCCACAGCAGCACGGACAACGGAGAACGCACCCCATTGAGTTTTGCCAGAACGGTTGCCTCCCAATGCTAGGATTTCATTTACTTCTTGAAGTTGCTCCTCGGCTTTTACCCAGTGTGGCAAACGGAACCCATACTGATACGGGTCTTTTTCGGCATTCTCAATAGCTTCGTGGTAAATACGATGGATAGATAGCACCTCTTCTGGTGTCATCTGAATCAGCTCCTCATCCGTGGGAGGCTTTAGAATCTGATGTTGTCTCCAAATCATACTGTTTCCGCTTCAACTACTTTACCTTTGGCAATACGGCTCCTTGCTTCGTTGATTAGATTGGCAGCATCATCGAGACTTGCACCCTTACGATGCTCAACCACGGTTGTCGCCATGCCAGTAAGCTGTGCCGCTTTGTCTGTGAGAATGCCAACGGTGATTGCCAGCTTCTCAGGGGAGATTTTAGCAAGGCTATCAGGATCGTCAAAGAGTTGCGTAGCTCGTTCAAACAACAAGTCAGTGTATTCCTGCGCTGCAATAGCGTAACGCATGGAAAACTCTTTGCGCTTTGTCTCTAGCGTATCGTTATGCCGCCATTCTAATTGGCGAATAGTTTCCCTGCCAACTCCAGTTTTCTTGGATATTTCAGTAATCTTGGCTCCTTGAGATAAGAGAAACAATGCTAATGCAGCCTTGTGCGGCGCGTAATGTTCTATGTTGTTCCGTGGCAGCAACTTAGCACGTTCTCTTACCTCAAGAAACCACTCGCTCTTGTCGGGACGATCATCGTAGTAATTGTCTTTCAGTTTCTGGAGTTGTTCTTCGCTCATAAGTTTGCGCCTTGCTGAAAGAAGTAAACTTTAGTTTTATTCTGAATACAAGTTTTGTTTTTCGTCAAATTGTTTCGCCATGTTAATCAATTCAGCAGAGAACTCTGGATCACTAGATGCTTGGTGTGCTAGTGCTGTTGCTCCAGTTCTAGTCAAAAACATCTGCTTTGCCATTTGGTTGTATGCGTTATTGGCAGTGCCAGGAATAGCACTTTTAGCTAGAGCTGATTTAACCATATTGCTATTAATGCCAGATGAAAGCATTGCAGTGATAAATCTATTTCTGCTTGCATCAACCATGTTTTTAAGTGATACAATTACTGTTCCACCTTGTGGGCTTCCTATTACCCTAAAAGTAGATCCTGTTTTTGCAACATCAGCAATAGCATTTGCTTCAGCTGTAGCAGCCAAATCATAAAGGAAGTCAGCTTCTTCTTTACCAAGAACAGTTTGAAGTTTTTTAGCGAATGTAGTTACGTTGCCACTAGAAGGTCGATAATCATTCATGAATCTCTTTGTGTCAAAAATTGCCCTAAAAGGAACATTTGCATTTGGATCTCCACCTGAATAAGCATCAAGAAGCTCTCGCCTAAAATCACCTTTGTAAAGATTCCTTGACTCTAGCGATGACTTGCTTAGTTGAGACATCGCATATTGAGTGTCTTTGATAGTGCTTGATGGAGACAATATTGATTTTGAAAGAGCATCTGCATCAATGTTTTTGAAGTCTCCTTTTTGCGCAAGACTGAATATGGTTGACCGTGTTAGTGCATCTTCTTCTTTTTCTGCTTGAATTCTCTTCGCGATCGTTTTTGCTAGAGCTTTTCTCTCAACTTCAGAAAGAGGTTTCCCCATTTTTTGTAAATCATCCATTGTAAGCTTGCTTGAACCAAGATCACCAATGTTTTTGAGGTTGTTATTCAAATCAGAAATTGCTCTTAATTGAGCATCAGCTTGATTTCCGAAAAGAGCTTTAACCATGTTCTCATTTACATCAACGCTTCTAGCACCTTTTCCTCGCAAACTTGGCTTAATGCCAATGTTATTCATGTATTCCAATTGAAGTAATCCAAGGATTCTATCAGCTTCTCCTGCTTTGCTAGGATCAAGCTGTCCAAGCTCACGAAGCGATTTGACAACTCTATCAATAGTAGCTGGTTCTTTTATTACTGCACTTACAATGTCTCTAGGTGTTTTTGATTTCTCACCAGCAGCTTCTTTCAAGACCGATCCTAAAAGATTTTTTTCGTAAGCGTTTCTTTCTTGAACCAATAGAGTGGTCTTGTCAAATTCATCACCAAGATTTACTAGTGTTCCATTTGGCAGCTTAGCATTAATTCCACCGTAAATTTGTCTTCGCAATCCGCTTAATTCATTGGAAATAGCTACACCAAAAGCATCTTTGGTAGTTCCACCAACAGCATTATCTGGTCTAGCATCGCTAAATCGGCGGATAAAACCATCAAAAGATTTGAAATTTAATGGTTTATTGATTGATTGGAGTTCTTCAACTTCTTTATTTAAATTATCAATTTGATTATTGGTTCTTAATTCTTCAGTCTGAATCTCTCGCAATCGAGTTTTTGATATTTTTTTATTTATATTCTTTTCTTTTGATAAATCTCTAAGATATTTCTTAGAGTTCCTAATCGCAGATTGAGCATCAGCAATTAAAACTGGAGCGTCTCTAATTCTAACCAAGTCATCTTCTATTCTTTTTACAGCAGCTTGATCCATTGATCCGCCCGCATTAACGCTTGATTTGATTCTTGGAAGCATTTTAAGCATTTCTCTTGCTTCCATCTTAAATCCTCCAGCATCAGCAATTTGAGAAAGGCGTTCATATTCTTGATTTTTCAAGTCTGTAATTTTTGTTTCTGCATCTTTGATAGAATTAAACAAAATATCACCAAGCTCATCAGTATCACTTAACGCCCCTCTTGTCTGGCGATCTAGCGATCCTTCAATAAGTCTGGCGTTTCGTCCAGTTGCTGAAGCAATCTGTTGAGCTAAAGCTTTTTTTTGCTCCTGTTTTTGCAATGCAATATCTGCATAGTTGTTTGGATTTGCTGGAATGTTTGTTTTCCAATCGTCCGATAGTCGCAGCAAGGTTTCTTGAGTTCTACGAGCAGACGATGCAATGTTAGATTTTGGATATATTCCAGCAAGTTGAGATTGAGTCTCCATTCCTTGTGGACCAGCTAACTTAGCAGCAAATGGTGTGCTTACTTCACCTACTGCTCGACCTTGCTTCGCTGCCAGTTTCTGCTCTCTAACCATCAAGTTCTCTGCTGACCTCTCAAGGTTTTTAGCAAACTCATTAACAAATTCATTACCTATTCTTGACGCTCTAAATGTTGGAATAGCTATATCAGTAACACCACCAATGCCAGCACCAATTACAGCTTGAGTTCCACGTCTTGCGATTGTTCCGCCAATATCAGGTTTAAGACCATAAGCGTATCTTAATCCTTCGTCCATAAGCGCACCTGTTGCTGCACCAGCAGCGGAAGATACTCCAACTGCTGCTACTGGGCTTTTTGTTGTCCCAAGTGTTCCTAGAAACGTTCCAATTTCTACTGCTGTAGAAGGAATTTCAGCGGCTACTCCTGCAAGCTCTGCAGCTCCCTTGTTCAATGTAGTTTTTACACTTCCATCAGGTTGAGTGATCAAGAACTCAGTATTCCCAGCAACATCTATTGGTCTTACATTTCCTTCTCCAAAGTAATTTGTTAGTAGTTGCGCTTTACTTGTTGGATCGTAAAGAGTTTCTAATTGCCCCATTAAAGAAGTTGGTAGCTTTTCAGCTTCAACACCTTTGCTTGGTGGCAAGTTAAAACGCTCACCAATAAGTTCACGTTTTCTTGCTTGTTGCTGCTCAACAGAAGGCATATTATAGATTGGCGTAGGCATACCCATGCCACCTTTCCCACCCATGTTCATGTAGTTAGCTGTAGGACTAACTATTGGCGCACGAAGCTCTTCACCAATTGCTTGAATCCTTTCCAGTTCTGGCTTTTTTTCTTGCTCTGCAAGTTGTGCAAATTCATTATTAAGAGACTCTTCTAATTTAGTTGCTTCTCTTAAGTCATTAAGTAAAAGTTGACGTTTCCCTGCATTTTCATCACCAGATAATTCATCAATTTGTTTAGCAATTACTTTGCCAACATTAAATACTCGTTGAAGTTCAGAGTTAACGACTTCTTTTGATCTTTTAATTTCACTCATTTATTTTTTCTGTGTGGAATATTTCTCTTCAAGAGCTTTTAATGAATCAGCAACTGGAGTGGCTGTCGGCGCAGGAGTAGCAGCAAGACCAAGAATTTGCTCTCTATACATTTGTTCAACTTGGTCATTTTGTTCTTTTGTTATATCCCCATCTGCAAGAGCTTTTTCACGCTCGCTTTTAGTTCCATGGATGTAGTCAAAAACTGTTTGCTTAAGTCTTTTTAAGTCATTTTTTAAGGTCGCTTTATCTCCGCCTACATCAAGAACACCATACATATTCTCAAGCCTCTTGCCTTCTTTTTCAGTAAGTGAACCAAGCCCAGAAGCACCAGTAGGCGATGCTGCTTTTAATTGTTTCAAGGAACTCAAAGCAATACTATCTTTTATCGCAGGTAAAATTTGATTTTTCAATTTATACTCCTGCGTTCCAGGTATTGTAGATTTAGCCATGTCAATAAGCGTTCCAGGACCATATGTTGAAATACTATAATCAATAATTTCTTCAGCTTCATTTGCTTTATCAGTAATGAAATTAGATTGTCTAGTTTCTTCAAATTCAGATGCTCTTTTTGTTTTGGCTAATGCTTCTGCTTTACCACCAACTCCAGCACCTTGTCTATAAGTTGTGCTTCCATCTGGATTTACTGTAAACTCAGTTCCAGAAGGTGGTCTAATTGGATAAAATTTACCAGTTAACTCGCTTATTTGTCCAGGAACACCATAAGGAGCTGATTCTTCAGCAGTTGCAATACGAAATGTTTCAACTTTTTTACCATCTTCTACAGGAATCGCATACGAAGGAACTGAAGCATTTGGTTGCGATCCTTCAAATGGAGGCAATGTAGGCACTTCGCTTTCTACTCCAGTATTAAGAGGTGGCAACAAACTTGGGTCATTAGTATAAAGATTATCAGCAGGAAGCTCTGAGGCATTAACAATTGCATTAGATTTATTCTGAAGCCCACCTGTTGCTTGAGAAGCAGGCAAGTTTAATGCAGAAGTAATTCCTGATGCTGTAGTAGGAGTTCCAACAACTGTTCCATCAGGTCTTGTTCTTATGCCTGTTGCGGGGTCAAAAGAAACTGGCACTTTATACTGCTTGCCATTTATAGTTTCTATAATTTCACCTTGTTGAAAGTTTACGTTTTTGCCACCTGTAGTGTTTCTTGCATTCATCAATTGATCCTGATCAAATCGACCAAACACGTTAGGAATCATCGCCTTGCCTTCATCCAGCAATGCAGCTTTCTCGATAGGGCTAAGATTAGGATCATTGTATGATTGCAAGAATGGAGCTAGAGTTTCTTCTACTCCTTTAATTTCATACGATTTACCTAGAGTAATCGCAGCTTCGATAGACTTAGCAGATGCTTTGTTGTAAGCGTCAACTTTCTTCTGCTCTTTTTTCACTTCACCGTAGTTTTGAATAGCTCCCCCGATACTCTGTCCTAGCCCAGCAATTCCCTGTGCTTGCATTCTAGCCGCATCAGCGAATCCACCGAAATCTAGTTTGAATGACTCAGGGTTAATTCCTGAACCTAGCATTTGTCCTTTTCCGTAAGCTGCCATATTGTTTTATTTTTTATTTAATGCGGTTGCCTACAACTTTAGTAACAGATCCGCCAATTTCACCAATCGCATTGAACATTGCTGCGTTCTGCGCTGCTTTAGCTTGTGCATTTGCGGCAGCAGCTTGCAATTGGTTTGACCGTTGAGCGGCACCAAGGTTCAATCCAACAGATGTATCAAACAACTGTGGTGTTCCTGCGCCGATTGCGCCAAGACCTGTATTAATAAATTGTTGACCCTGTTGATACGACAATGGTGCATTGCTAAGTAATCCTAACCCAGGCTGCGTGTAGAATCCTTGCGCAACATTGTAGGCATTTTGCCCTGCTTGTGCTGCTTCGGCACGTTTGCGAGCAAATACATCCTCACGCCCCATGACTTCAGAGGCGATAGCTGCATTCCCACCTAATCTACCAGCCGCTGCTGCGCCTTCACGGGCTGTTTGCTGGTATCCGCGCTGTTCTTGTGGGCTAATCATCTGAGAGGCTGCTAATGCACGTTGTGCTTCAGTATTGAATCCTTGCACCACGCCAGCTTGCTCTGGAGATAACGCTTGCATCAACCCACGGGTTAATCCTGCTTGTCCAGTCATCTGTCCAAGTTCTGCTTGGCGAGCGTCACCTAGTCCCATGCCAGCTTGTTGTGCTGCTTCATTGCTAAGACCAAAGATTCCTTGTTGCCCACCTGCTCCAGTTAAGAACGATTGGATATCACCAAGATTCAATCCTTGAAATTGTGGACGAAATTGTTGTTCTTGCGTGAAAATCTGCGGCAGAGATTGCGACATTCCTGAAACGTAACTGCTAATATCTTTAGCAATATCCATCTTCGGAGCTTTGACTTTTGGTGCTGATCCCATAATTTATCGTAGTTTAGAGTAAAAGGTTTTCATGCTCAACAAGCGATTGCGACTTGATTGTTTAAAGTCACGCCGAAAAGCGATGTATTTGTATTTGTTTTTAAAAGGCTTAAGCGCATCCAACATGTTTCCACAACACATAGTAACGTAAAGTGTATCCGATTCTTCAAACGTAACAGCTTCTTCAAGATTCTTACTGCTGGTGTGGAATCCCATAGCGAAAGCATATGGAGTAGAAACAACAATGCCATGACACAAATGCCAACCAATAAAGCTTTGAATGTCGATGTTGTTTGATTCATAAAGGTTAAGAACTATGGCGAGGTGTGGATTCATCCAATGATTGCTACGCTATTGCACTCAGCATCAATCGCAGTGCTAGACGTGTTAATAGTCAAGATTCGTGCGCATTGTGCGTTGTATGGAGAGCCAGATAGAATGTCATTACCAGAAGTTGTTGCAAAAGCCTTGGCTTCACTACAAGTTCCTAGCACAGAAAAGTTTGCATTCGGCAGAGCTACAGAGAAATTGGCAACATAGTAACCGTCTGCTGGTGTATCGCTTGTTGATGGAGGAATAACTGGACTAGGAGCAGCAGCAGAAACGCATGAGATATTGCCACTAGATTTGATTTCTTTTCTCAGCAAGTTTGCTGTCCCAGTTCCGCTTGCAGATGCTACACTTGTTACGGTAAATGTATTTGCATCAGTAACTGTAGCCACTTGATAAAGACCATCAGGAGCAACCGTTCCAGTTAAAAAATCAATAAAGATAAGGTTTCCAGCAATTAACCCATGCGCAGTTGCGGTAATTGTTACAGTAGTTCCAGACCTAGAAAAGTTTGCTGAAAGGTCAGTATCTACAGTTGCGTCAAAGTTTACCCATGCTCTCACCCCATAAACTGGAGCAGTGCCAGTCTGCGCTCCACTGAGCTTAGGTGCTGTCACATTGGCATCAAGGATCTTGGTAGTAGTCACATTAGCATCCAAGATGTTAGCAGTTGCTACTGTAATGCCAGTCGGCAATGCTTCTGATGCTAACTTGGAAAGCGAAATGGCAGCAGATGCGCTAATTTTAGCATTGGTAATAACTCCACTTGCAATAGAGTTTGCTGTAACAGCATCAACACCCATTTCATTAGAAGTAATACCAGATGTAGCTACTTTTAATTTGCCAGAAGTCAGCGCAAGAGTTGTTCCAGAAATAGCATCAGTCGTAAATAACGTCTGGTCGATGATGTTGTTCATCAACGTGCTGGTAATAACCTCGTTCGTTGCAAAAGTGTGCGTTGTTTCTACTACTCCAGCCATATTATTTTTGTGAGATGATTTGTCGGTTTGTCACAGAGCCTGTAACTTTTATGGATGTGATTTTAGGGGAACCAATTGTCCGTGTCAAGGTTAGCGTTCCTAGATAGCCTCTAATGCCACCAAGACGGAAGCGGATATTACCTGTTTCGTCCTCGTTGGTAGATCCTGTGCCAAGCACTACACCATCAAGGAACATAGTCGTCGTTCCAATGCTTTGATTGTTGTCTGGATCTTCTGCTGCGAAAGAAATATCATACTCACCTAGACCACCATCGACACATTGCATGGTAATTTGCCCATCTGTAAAGCGTTTGCGGTCAAGATTTCCTAGCGCATAGCCTCTAGTTGTCAAAGATGACTCAATAGGGAAGCTAGTTACTAAGCCAGCAGACACTAAACTGTCATTAGATGTCTCAACAGCTTCTAATTCATGCACTCCACCTAGTGAAGTTACGGCATAAATGTTATTTCGCTCGGCAGCACTGCCAATAATTATGTTTTTGATGATGAAATCACCAGCACCGAACGTATCTATAGACTCCCATCCTTTGTTTAGGAAATTGAATATCAAGATTGTGTTGTTTCCAGTAGCATCGTTAGCTCCAGCAATGGAATCTAAGGCTACAGCAAGGTAATATCGGTTATTGAACAGAGTTCCAACCGCCTCGGCAGCTAGATTCTTGTTGATTCTGTCAATATACGGTTGGATGTTCTTAGAAATAGGCTCATCTGCACCGCGAAGGTTGTAGTCATTTAAGAACTCAACAGCATACACACCTTCATCCGAAAGGAAAAACATAGCATTGCCTTTCATGACAACGCTTTTTTTAGCTAAGCACCCGACTTCGTTAGTCAGCGCAGTCACACGGGTGTCATTTAAGCTCCCAGTAGTGCCGCTAATAAGGTGCAAGCTATTGCGATTAAGGACAACTAGCTTGTCGTCGTAAAATCCTTGCATCGCCACAACATAATCTGCTGTGCCACCAGTAATTCGGAACTGATTGGCAATCTGGTCAAACGTATGGCTATCTAAAATATCCGATACTGCAATCTCATCTGTGATATTTCGATTCGTATAGGTAGGAGAACTAAATGTTCCAGCAGGTTGATAGTAGAATGGAACCCACAATCTACGTTGGAAGTAAACTCCCCATGGCGGAGCGGGTTGATGAATGAATCCTAGACCTTCGCTGAAGCGTCCACCGAACTCAACTTGCAATCCACCACCAAGGGTAGCCAAATCGCCGACTGGGGCAATAAAAGAAATGTTTGTGGTAGTTGCACTCAGCACCTCAAACGACTTACCAGAGATGGCACTGAACTCAGGAACGGTAGTCTCGTAGATGACAATAGTATCTCCAGCGACAATCGTCGTATTGCCTGTAACTATTAAGCTGACAACACCTCCAGATACAGAGCCGTCATTCCCAACTGTGGTAAAGATTTGTGGTTGCGTATAAGCGCCTCCTGGCACAAGCGTGAACCCAGCTTTCAACACGCCAGCAGTAACACCGAATGTCACCGTCTGCGAGGTTGTAAAGGTATAGGTAAAGACATCTTTGTCTGTCACCGCCAACACAGTAAACGTGCCATCGGCAGGAGTGCCACCAGTAAGCCCACTGACTACGATGCTATCGCCGACAGTTAATCCGTGGTCTTTCACACGCATTGTTACAGTAGTCGTTCCAGCTTGACTTGCGCTTTCAATCTGACGACCATTAGGGAACCATTCAAACGCTTGAGACCCATTACGGAACAAAAACACGCGATCAAACGCTTGTATCATGTCAGTGTCGCTAGTAACGGATTGACTTGTAGGATACTCAATATCCTGCTGCGTATATCCATCTAAATCTACTAAGATAGCCTTAGTATCCAATGCCAGCACGATGCTTTCTGAATTGCCTGTGTTTGGATCGCTGAACAAGCAAGATGCTCGAACGTTGACGTTAGCGGCATCGTTTATCGGAGTTGTGGACAATGTGCCAGTCTGGTCACTAATGGATGTTAATCCAGCTACGGAATACGTCAGCGTGTTAGCACTAGCTACGGTCAACGTAAAGTCACCGTTCATCTCGACATTGCCGACAAGTCCAGTAATCCTTCCTAGTGCCGTGCCAGTCAACCCGTGACCTGTAATCGTAATCGTAACCACGCCAGCAGTTACACTAGCGGCAGTGATGTTCTTAGCTACGTCAATCAGAAAGAACGGCAACTGTAACGGACTGCCACCACTGGTTAACGATCCAGTCCTAGCTAGAATACCTCTGCGTGGCTTCCAATATCCTTCCATCCTGCCATTCAACGACTCACGCACCTCACCAACTTCTAGCTGGTTCAACTGCAATCGCTGATTCACACTCAGAAACCCACCATCCCCATCTGAGGATTGCGCTTCGTCCATCGCACTGCCGCTCTGTGCAAACTGACTCATTATGCGTAATAGGCAATTACAGAGCCACTAGTAAGTGAAATCGCAGAAAATTTACCACCAATTCCAATACCAGCAGGGACAGTAACACCAACAATGTCTTCTATTGATAAGATGTTAGCAGATCCAATATCGCTAAACACTGTGTCTGTAATAACTTGAATCCAACGGAAATCGCCAGCAACAACACCAGATGAAGAGTTGATATATTTGCCTCCACCTTGTCCTTGTAAATCGTAGCTAATAGGGCTGCTCATGCGCGTGTTTTATCATTTTGTGAGGATTTGTCAAGTAGCCATTTAGGCATTTTTTCGGAGGGTGGGGAACCAATAGCTATACCCGCAGCCACCGCGCCCGCGACCCCCTCCCCCCCTGTTCACCCGCACACTACTCACCCGCACACCCAGCAAATCAAACGCTTGTATCAATCGCCCGCTTGAATCACTCGCTTGAATCACTCGCTGGCATAGTCGAAACGTCCACCTGAAACGCCCGTATGAATCACTCGCTTGATCGATCCAGTAACGTCAATAAAACACTCGCTTGAATAGCTGGCACGCCGTCCATGCATCGCAGAAGCACAGAGCGGAATCTGGCGGAAATTTTTTGCTTGACATGTTTTGGGAAAGCTGTGTAGAATCAGTACACCAAGGAATGGATGATAATGCACTGATGACATCCGTTACTTGCTTGCGATTGCTTCGCGCGTGTGTTGATGATATTCTTTCAAGTGGGTGAATAGGTTTCTGAGACTCTCTCTCTTGCTCTCTCTCTCTTGCTCTCTCTCTTGCTTGATTGCCTCGACCATTGCCTCTCTCGCCTTGCTTTGCTCTCTTGTGGGTTACTTTGGAGGTAAAATACTCTAACAAAATGCACGCTGTAACCCTTGAAGAATAAGGGAAAATAAAAATAAATGAAATATTTATTAAAATGTTGTGGACAATGCCGCAAGATTTGTTAATTTCTTCCCGCCGCGCCGAACACAGCGGCACACACAACATGAACATGACAGCAACCACACATAGCGAGACGCTCACTAACATGCTTAATTTTGCACGCTCCCACGACTGGGGGAAAAATGCACTCATACCCTACGCATCCTCCGCGCTGCACATCTACGACGAGTATGCAGACGAGATCGTAAAATTTACAGACATGCTCGCCCTTAGGACTTGGGCTGGTTATTAATCATCACAACACAACACAACACACCATAACTTGAATATACTCTTGAACATGAAAACTACCACTGTAAAAACACAAGCAAGAAATGAAAAGCGCGATCTACTCACAAGTGAGAATGCAAAGACAAGCAAGGGAGAAAACCTAGGCTTTCTCACTGGCATTCTCTACCTTGCGCCCGCCAATGAGAGCGGAAAAAACACCTGCCCTTTTGCGTCGACTGGTTGCGCTGCCGCTTGTCTATTTACGGCTGGGCGCGGGGCATTCGATAGCGTGCGGGAAGCGAGACTAGCTAAGACGTATTACCTATGGCAAGGCGTGAGTCACTTTGTGGACAATCTCGAGTTTAATATCCATGCCCTAGAACGGAAAGCTAAGCGTGAGGGATTAACTCCATGCGTGAGACTAAATGGTACAAGTGACTTACCATGGGAAACAATGAAAGGAAACAAGAAAAAATCGATCATCGCGCTTTTCCCTCACGTGCAGTTTTATGATTATACTAAAAATCCATCACGCATGAAAAAATACCTACGCGGAGAGATGCCCGCCAATTACCACCTTACATTTTCACGTTCGGAATGTAATCATGAAACATGTCTTGAGATTCTCGAGATGGGCGGGAATGTTGCCGCCGTATTTGAAAAGATGCCGGAAATATGGTGTGGAAAAGAAGTAATTTCCGGGGATGATCACGATTTAAGATTTTTAGACAAAACTGGAGTAGTGGTAGGATTAAAAGCTAAGGGAAAAGCTAAAAAAGATCTCTCCGGTTTCGTGGTATCAGCCAATGATTAAATTATAAAAATTAGCCACTGAAGAGCCTCCAGGCATGAGGCGAAACGCCGCAAGGCGTATGGCAATGCCAATAGAACAATATGAACACAATCACTACTCAAAAAGCAATTCGCGCCCAATTTTGGGCATCTCACCCAGATCTTGAAGCTCACGCGCTTATGTGGAGCATCAAGACAGCTCCGCAAAATAGACACAACACAGACACGCGCACGGCGTTTTGTGACTATGTCGATTCCCTTGCCAAGTCTGGCATGATCTCCGAAAAACTAGCGTCACGCGCTACCTTGTAAAACAATACAACACAACACACAGACAAAATGAAAACTACTATTACAAAATCAGCAGCCATCAAACACGCTCGCCAAAACGTATCCTCACTGTCAATCTTTGGGGGGCAATACAGATTCGCAACCTACGACGCGAAAATGAACGCATGGTGGGAGCATGTCCCGAAACAATTCCATGCTGCCGCTTTCGACCGCTCGCAGGCACTTATTGATGCCGCCCGTGACTATCTCGATTTGCCATGCGTGCAATATGACGGCGGCGCATGGATCGACTATGTTTAAACCACACTACCACAGAAACCGTACACAGCATAAAACTATGATCACAGGAAACATGCAAATTTCAAACACAGAAAGCTTTCTTCATTCATGCAAACTTGCCATCTCGCATGAATTTAAAACGCGCCATTACAAGGCAATCGGGCTTTACACTCCAACAGAAAACGTGCGCGATGCAATCGCCATCATTCGCAGAATTCAGCCTAAAAACATCACCAAGCAATCCAAACCATGAATACACCAACTTGCTCACTCGTCCGCCGTCCCATCCGCCGCAATCCATGGCGGAAATGGATCACCACCACCGCTGAAATCATCGGGGGAGTCCTCACGATTGCTCTACTTGTAACACTCACCCTCCTGTCCTTAGCACTATGACCACATTCACAGCACTATCCCAGCGCATCCGCGCCGCCGTATCCACTGCCGATCTCAAAGCTTTAGAAAAGCGATGTGATAGGCACTATGAGGCAGGCACTATCACACCGAGCGAGTTTTCCCGCTTAGATGGAATGATCATGGAACGCATCGCATTACTGAACCAATAAAACACAACACAACACAAATAAGGCTATGATAACAATAACACAGAAAGATTACACAATCCTGCAGAAAATCGCCGAAAAAATTAATTCTGAAATCAAAGCTTACAATGAGGCTCATGATGTCGTCCACCAAGTCATTTCCGTCAGCGTAAGCCAGGACGATGATTTCATCGATCATTATGCGTATTTTGACATCGAAACATTCAAAACCCACAGCTCGGATGAAGAATCATACGTCCATGATGCCATACGAGGCATTGCCAGACAACTTACCGATGCACTTATCACTGACACGATCGTAAGCTCTGGAGATGGGATCTTCACGGCGGTCTATAAGCTCATATAACCCACTATCACGGAAGCCATGAATGAAATCATAATTGACGAGCTTTATATCGCTCTCAGCGTATTAGAGCAACGAGAAATTGACCTCGCCATGCTAGGCAGGGTAGAGCATAGAAACGCCGTGAGACTGGCAATGCTGCCGATCAAACGAGAAATCAACAAGCTTGAGAATAGAGAAATTTACCCTGAAACAAGCCACTGATGAGCCTCCAGGCATGAGGCGAAACCCTGCGGGGTCTGGCAAGAGCCAAATAACACAACACAACACAAGACAAGATGCAAACGATAACAGGCAATACATACCCCGTAAAAGAAGCCATAAAGGCACTAGGCGGAAAATGGAACAAACTAGCCAAGGGCTGGGATGTTCCCGACGAGGTAGCAGATGAAGCGCGCGCCTTAGTCTCAGGCTCGCCAAGCCGTAGCATTAGCCACAGCTATGATAAAACCACATTTTACCGCATGAACAGCGGAGCGGTGATTTACCGCAACAGATCTGGTATGTGTGAAGATGCGCCATGCTGCGGCTGCTGCGGCACAGATAGCCACTGATGAGATCCAGGCAAAGATCGAAACGCCCTGCGGGGTGTATGGCACAAGCCAACTCAAAATATATGATACTATACCAGAAAACAGAAGACCCCCTTGTAATTGTAACAGATTCCAAAACGAAAGACGTTGAGACTAAAAAACTCACTGGCACTTATTTTCGGATCATTCCCCCCGCAAATGATCGCGTGAATTGGGTGTTAACTTGCTCAGAAATGCACGTTGACCGATGGGCAAGCGCAACAGATTCCACCATGATCATTTCCGAGAATCTAAGAAAACAACTTGTCTCTTTATTCTCATGCTGATCGACAACAAAATCGCGCTGATACAATCCGTTGCTGATGTCCTCGGGGTGAAACCTGAAGCTATCACTGGCAAGCGCAAACGGTTCGCTGAGGCTCTCGCCAGGCAAATCGTGATGACGTTGTGGAGTGAAGCACACTCGCTCCAGGACTCAGCCGAAATCGTAAACCGAACCCATCACACCGCAGCATTTTACGCACGTAAAAAGACTTATGAACGCTTGCACTATTGTAAGAAGTCAAAAGAGCGAATGCATAAGATACTGCAAAGATACTCAGAAATTATTCTTGAACAAACCGAAACAAACCACTAAAAAAACTCTTGTGCGGGAAATTCCGCACTATCACAACACCAAAATACAATGCAATTAGAACACAGCACACCTGAATTGTTTACTGCCCTAGCAAAAATGCAGGGAGAAGTAGAAAACGCCACAAAAGGCTCGCTAAATCCACATTTCAAATCGAAATATGCGGATCTTGCGGAAGTCTTGAACACCGTGCGCCCAGTATTGGCAGCAAATGGACTATCAATCATACAGTCGCCCTCATTTGACGGTGCTATTTGCCACGTTACCACCACAATCGCCCACAGCGGTGGAGGGTATATCTTCGGCACTATGTCCTGTGTCCCTGCGAAAATGGACGGGCAGGGCGTAGGAGCGGCAACAACCTACCTTCGACGCTATTCGCTCGCCGCAGTCTGTGGAGTTGCCCAGGAGGACGATGACGGACAATCGGCAGCGCATAATCGCCCCGCAGTCTATCCGCTCATTTCCAGTGGTGAAGCTGCCAGAATTCGCGAAAACATCGAAGCTCTTGCTATCGACGAACCAGCATTCCTGAAACATTACGGAGTTACGGCAGTCGCACAGCTAACCACTGACAAAATCGCCAGCATCGATAAAGCATTTGCAATCAAAGCTAAAGCAAAACCATGAAAAACGCAACTATTGAATACAACTTGGGCAGAGCGTATTACTCACGTTCCGCATCGCCGACGAACCTGTCAGCACCTGTCAGCAAATCACTATTATGGGATTTCAACCAATCACCCTACAAATGGCGACACAGCACAGGCAAAGAGTCGACCCGCGCGATGGATTTAGGAACGCTGATTCATGCCGCGATCCTAGAACCAAACATTCCGCTTGATGTAATCGCAGCAGTATCGCCATTCTCCGACTTTCGCACTAAAGCCGCGCAGGAGTGGAGAGACGATGCACGAGCAATGGGCAAGATGATTGCCACAGATGCCGACATTCGCGTTGCTGGAGGGTGTGAAGCGGTCTTTTCCGAAGACTATGTGCAACGCTTTGCAGGTAGCTATAAATCCGAGGTGGCAGTTTTTGCCACTATCGGGGCAACTGAGATTAAAGGCATGATTGATCTCGTGCCTGACAATCTTGATTTGCTGGTAGACCTCAAAACTACCGCGAAAATCGGGAGTCTTCGGAACATTACCAACACTATCATCGACCGAGGTTATCACTGGCAAGCTGCGTTATATCTCGATCTGTGGAACGCTGCCACAGAAGAGAAACGCAAACGCTTTGTGATATGCTTTATCGAGGTGGATGCACCGCATGAGTCGGCATGGGTGGAAGTCTCACCCGAACTGATTGAGGCAGGGCGCATCGGTTACATGAACGCACTTGCGAAATGGCAAGCGTGCTGTGCTACGGACACATGGCCGCGCCAGCATGAGGGGATTACCACTATCGAGAAACCCGCATACCTATAAACCAAAAAGAGGGGGCGCGCATCTCATTCACGCGCTTTATATTATGAAGAAAAAATATGATGCAGTCGCCACCGTGGGCAAATACACGAAGGACGGAATAGAGAAAAAGCGTTATTTGACCGTAGGAGCGGTCTTTGAGAGCGATGAGGGCAAACTTACCCTAAAGCTGGAAGGAGTGCCTGTATCGCCCGATTGGAGCGGTTGGATCGCATTCTACGAGCCAAAGCTAGGTTACACTGGAACAACTGAGAACGACACACCGCCATTCTGATGAGCATATTCGACGACACGCCGCTGGAGATCGGCACGCAATACTACGATAAGGAAATCATCGGGTGGAATCCTGACGAGAGAAAGTATCTAGTCGCTTGCCCACGCTTTCGCATGAAGGAGCTTTGGCTCTCCAAGGAGAAGGTGGATGCTGAATATGGGAATAGTCTCATGGCAGGAGTTGAATGTCGTGAGTCGAAGCCAGGAAGCAGCTACAACACCCGATACTTCAGAAGTCGGGCAGATAGCCCAGAATGAAAAATATCCTTGCCACCTCCATCCAATCATGCAAACTAACCATATGAAAACGCTAACGTATTCACCCGAAGAGGCAGAGAGAAACGGCTACAAGTCGATTACTACGCTTTACTTCTTCAACGATGAAGCGGATATGAAATACCTCTCTGCTGTGTTGGCTGATATGGCAAATGTTAAACATTGCCTGATAAAAACGCTCCGAGGAGTGGAGGTGGCGAGGCTTAAGACCGAGATCCTATGAACTTATTCCCAGAATTACCAGAAGAGAAATCACCCCGCCTAAAATGGATGAAAGCGAAGAATATCCACACGCTGAAAACCAAGGATGGCAGATGGGTAGCTTATAAAAGCGAGACACAGCACAATTTCACCCACGAGGATGAGATTGATGCTGTTGTCGGTCTTGCTAAGAAGCTAAAAATCAAACTCTGGAAAGAGTGATTGACTCCGCGCCAGATTGTGTTAGTCTGCTCCCGACAGTGCTAAGTGCGCGACTCTTGCGAAGCGAACCAGACTTAGCCATTACGCTGAGGTGAGGCACGGCGCGAAGGACGCCGACATCGAATAGAAACTTTCCCGCAGTCGCCTCTACCGCCTTGTTCGGCTTTGGGGGCGCGGCACAACCAGAACGAAAACATGAATGCTAAAAAAGAACTGCTAGACCACATTGGAAACCGCGAAGTGAAATACGTCCGCGTCATCCTCGAACACTCATACGACAACAAGGAGACGATTGAGGGCGCGCTTGACGAGGTGCTTCCGAAATTGGGCTTTGACTACGATAACGGCTACGGCGACCAATACATGGAGGGAACCATCTGGTATTCCGATGGAACTTGGTCGGATCGCGGGGAGTATGACGGCTCCGAATGGTGGGAACACCGCGAGTGTCCTTCTCTGCCGAACACCCAGTCCATCCACCCCGAATCAAAGCCCTAATATTATGCAAAACGAAAAGCAATCAGGTAACCCCGCTAGCACCCACTGGCGGGGTTTTTATTCTTTTCATAGGGACAACTCTTTTTCAGCGCTGGCAATCACATCGTAAAGAGTTTCACCATCAAACTGCATCACGCCGTCAACCTCCCCAAGCATCACTGGTGAATCATTCCCTAGCATGAATCTCCAGGTGCCATCTTCCCACCGATAAAGGCAAAGCTCCTTATGCCCTGATTTATTTATGATTTCATTCAATCTGCTTTGTAGTGTCATTTTGTTTCTTTCGTTGTTTGGTTGTTTTTAGTGTAATATGGTCGAACTTCTTTCTGCCATCGTCGTAAAAATGAATCCTCACCATCGTCACCACTAACGAGCCAATCGACCCGTTGAGCCATTTCAGCAGCTTGGCGTAAAGTATGCACTGTTTCTCTGAATTTTTCGATCACTTCAGGCGGGTAATTTCTCCCGCGAGTATCGCCCCATTCATTTTTTGACTCGTCATTGTTCGATTCAATTAATTCGTGAATATCCTTGGCAATGTCTTCAATTCTATATTGTTGGTATTGGAAATGTCCTCCGCTCATATCGTTCTTTCTTTCTTCTTTATTCTGTTCTTTTTATTTCTGTACACAATTAGTCTCATAACCTCCCTAGAGCACACACGATGAGAAACAATATCTACCATGCGCTTTTATGATCGGAATCAGCCCCTTAGGAGTCAACCTCCTGCCACCTCTGCTTAGTCTCATGGTGACAACACGCTGGCAGCTTTCCCGCTTCCCGTGCCTAGTGATGAGTGTGGAAGATTCACGTCTTCTCGCGGTGTCCTTTGTTTTGGTCTGTCTTCAGAATCGAACAGGGGCAAATGAAAAGCCCGTTCAGGCTACTACCTCTGAACGGGCTTCGATGCTATTTGAACACACAGCAAGAAAGTCTTTTACGGCGGTAGTAGCGCACGAACGGGTGAAGAATACCGCAATGAGCGGAAAACGCAAGGATTATTTTTCAGGGGGTGAAAATATCCCCCAAGGTGCGCATCGTTGAGAGGCGTGAGGGATCTGCTGCCAGAATAGTATCAGAGAATCGGGTAAATTCAAGCTTAGATATGGAGCAGGATCGGTATCATCGGACGTATGGCAGACGTATGGCAGACGTAAATCCCTAACAAAATACACGCTGGAGGCATTGATTTTCCAACAAAAACAAAAAAAGATGAAAAAAAGCGCAAAAAGGTATTGACCTAGGTTATGAGCCGATGTAGAAATCTCCCGCTATGAACGAACACATCGCCAACCTCACCGAGGCACAAGCCAAGATCATACTGGAATTCGCCATGCGGGAATGGCGCAACACCATATACACCCGAGATCTATATGGAGACTCCGCACGGCTTGGATTCCTCACTCAGAAAATCGAAATACTCGCCAAAGAAAATACAACACAACCATGAACAATACAAAGGAACAAAGAGCGCAGAAACGCGCTATTATCGCCGCCTCAATTCATGAGCGCACCCACCGAGCCATCAGCGTCAAAATACCGATTGCGCTTGCTGACAAGCTTAAAGCTGAGGCAAAGGAAAACAACAAGATTTTCACGGGCTATGTGCTGGAGAAGATCGAGCAAGGAATGGAGGCAAGCCGTGATTGACTTCGTAAAAGCTCATCCCTTTTTTACCGTGTTCTGCCTCATCGTGGGTTTTTACATTGTGGCATTTACGCTCAGCCTAATTAACCCGCCGAAAGATGATTATGAAGACTAAATTCCTAGAAGCGTTTTACACGCTCGCAACCGCACTCATGGCTGGACTAGTCGCCTGGGTGATTTTACCTTAACCAAAATAAGAAAATGAACACACAACTAAAAAAAGGCGACAAGTGCAACTCTCCGTGGGGAGTGGTGACGGTCAACAAAACGCTAAATGGCAGCGACATTATCACCATAGAAATTGACGGCGCAGAAGGAATTTACTGCATGGTGCATCGCGACGAGCTAACCCGCACCCCTAGCCACGCCGAGCGAATGCAAGCCATGCTGGACATTGCTTGGGACGTTGAAAACCGCTTGGAGGATGACGAAAACGTGCAGTTAAAAGTCGGAGAGTTTGTCGAGTTCGCGCGGCATTATTGCGCTATTGCCGACCAACTGGATGAATGTATCCAATGCTTCAAACTAAACGCAAAGACGCATCTGACTTTTGCCAAGGAAACAGAAAAGATACTGAAAGGAGAAGAGCTATGAGCGCAAAAATGAAAACATCGCCAACACAGTTATCCTTGGCGCACCTGCGCAAGACCTGTGACTTAGTGGAAGTCGTAGAGAAATGGAATAGTTTCGTCAAGATTCGCCAAGACCTATTCGGCATCATAGACATACTGGCATTGAGCGGCACCGAGACAATAGCAGTGCAAAGCACCTCATGGAGTAATGTGAAGAGTCGTGTAGATAAGATGAGCGAGTCACCAAACATCTCAGCAATTCGTGCAGCAGGATGGAAAATCCTCGTTCACGGATGGAAGAAGAACACAAAAACGAATAGATACGAACTGAAAGAAATAGACATATCATGAGGAATACACAAATAACAGATGAGCTAGCAAGAGAATTTTTAGGAAAACGATTATCCAGCAGAGAGGCTGGTTCAGTTTGGAG